TAAATAAAAACATACCCGATATGATTAAATTAAAACCGCTTATCATTAAAGAAGCAAAAGCTAACACGCATTTAACGCATTTGGAAGAACTGATTTTAACTCAAGGCCGTGATGGTTATGATTTAGCTCGTTCATTTTTACTTGAACTGATAAAAAATCTCAAAGGTTCATCAAATGCAAAAGTTAACACCACTATCAAATGGGACGGAGCACCTGCAATTTTTTCTGGAGTAGATCCAGATTCGGGCCGTTTCTTTGTAGGTACAAAGTCTGTATTTAATAAAGAGCCTAAACTTAACTTTACAAATGATGACATTGATCGTAATCATGGCGATGCACCAGGATTAGTTGACAAACTTAAACGAGCGTTAAAGTATTTACCTACATTAGGTTATAAAAATATACTGCAAGGTGATTTTATGTTTGATGATTCCACAATGAAAACTCAGTCAATTAACGGTGTTAAACATTATACATTTAAACCAAATACAATTACATACGCTGTTGAAGCCGATTCTGAATTAGGACGTCAAATTGCCAAAGCAAAATTTGGAATTGTTTTCCATACAGGTTACAGAAATTTACAGTCCGGTGCTGAATTTGGAGCCAATGTATCAAATCTAAAGCAATCATCAGATGTTTGGTTTGATGATGCATTTTTTAAAGACACGACCGGTACTGTATTGCTAACTGATGCAGAAGCAAAACAAGTAACGTCTTTAATTAAGGAAGCTGATGGTATCAAAGTTGATTACAGATCCATTCCATCAGAAATATTGAACACATATATTAACAGTGAAATACGAATTGGGCAGTTCATCGATTCGCCAGATAAATCATATGAAGCATTTGTTAAATGGACACAGTTACGAAATGACAAGGCAATTGACAAATTGAAATCGTTGGCTGGAAAAGAAAAGGCATTGGCTACAGCAAAAGAACAAATGAAATCAATTACAGATAACAAACAGAACATTGTAAATGCATTTAAAGTGTCAAAACTGTTAGCAGAAGCCAAAATGATATTTGTACAAAAATATAATAACGCCGTGTATCGTACCAAGCATTTTGTTGATGATGGCCAAGGAGGTCTACGCGTTTCAAACCCAGAAGGATATGTGGCAGTAGATCATATTGGTAATGGAATTAAATTGGTCGACCGTTTGGAATTTTCAAGAGCAAACTTTACAATGGACAAAGGCTTTACTAAATAACCAATACTATATTTATATAAAATAAAGTAGGAACAAAATGAAAGAACAAGAATTGCGTCGTGTTATACGCGATCATATTAAACGTTTAATGGAAGCCGGTCCATCGTTAGGCGCCGGCGGTTCTGATATAGAGCGCGGGCTATCAAAAATTGAAAAGCGCGCATCTAGTTTAACACCGCGACAACGAGTAGCAGCTGTGTTACCGGTATTACAAAAATTTGGTATTCAGACAAACGATTTATCATTGATAAAAATTGAATTAGCAAAAGCTGTTAAGCAATCAGCTGTACAAGACGCGTCAGCTGAGAAAGCCGAAGCTGATAAAGAAGCAGCAGCAAAAGCAAAAGCAAAAGCGGATGCAGAAGCTAAAGCAAAAGCGGATGCAGAAGCTAAAAAGGCAGCTGCAACTAAACCTGCAACAACTAAAACAACCGACGTTAAATCTGATACAGGAACTGATACAGAAACACCTGAAAAAACAGAAGAACAGTATACGGCTGGCGTTGATGATAATGTCGCTGGTAAGGCATTTAAACGTTCAACACGTATGCAAGAAAATCTTTCATCGCTACAAAATAAAGGTGAAAAATTAGATAAGACACAAGCTTTCCAAATGTTGCAACGTGCATTATCTCAAAAACCATCTACTATGCAAGCTGATTTCGTTGTTGATCTCATTAACAAATTCAACTTACCAGATTCAGCAAAACGTAGATTGAAAATGATCATTAAAAATATGGCCTAATGTCAGACAAGTTACAAAATATTAAAGCAGTTGAAAAGATGCTCCATGGCGAGCATAAATCTCAAACCAGAACAACTCATGGTTTCAATCAAACATCTAAAACACAGAAACGGGATGTAGGCGACATATGGACAGAAAAAGATACTAAAACTGGTACAGTTTGGTTATTTGAACAACGTGATGGATTTCGTACGAAAAAGCCAGCTAATAGCGTTACTCATTTAATTAAAGGAGTGTTAACAGCACCCGACAAATGTCCATGTTGCGACACACCTATGAAAGGTACTACCGAGGAACGATTAAATCTTAAAATGTACTTCATACATCGTAAATGTTTTGGTTGTGTAGTAAAAGAAGAAACGTTGATAAGAGCTAAAGGAAAAGAAGCTTGGGAAGAATATTCACGTGCACGTATGTTATCAAATGCAGAGTCATGGTTTAAAGATGCAGATCATGAAGTAATGACATTACGTGAAACATTGAAAATGCAGTTTATACAAAATGCCGATGGTAACATCGAAGAATGGGATATGACAGCGTTTTTAGAAAAATTTGATACTGATTATGAACAATTGAAAACTCAAATTTTTGAAAACCTTAAAGGAGAATATGGCAAAGAATCGATCGCTTAATAAGATTGGAAAAGAATTTGATGCGTTAGTCGCTGACATGAAAAAAACTGCGGCTGACTGGGCTAAAGCTAGTGGTCCTAAAAAAGATCAATTGCTTCGTAAAATGAAAGCGATGACCAAAGAGAAGAAGGAACTTCAAGATGAAATGGAACGCGTTGTCATGGACATTGATAAAGATGTGGCGCTACAAGTTGATGAACGATATACACGTATTGCATTAACAAATGCCATTAGTCGAATGGTAGAGCAAGAAATTAAATCAATCATTCCTAATCGGTCTAAGCGACGTCTAGTAGAACGTAACATGGCTAAATCATCTGCTACTATACGACGTAAATCTTTTGAATATGTTCAATCCATTAAAAATACATTATCTGAATCAGAATGGTCAAATTTACAAACATTTGCAACATCGGCTAACGGATTAACAGAAGCGATGTCTGATTCGCAGATTGCCGATCTTATTGCAAAAGCATCAGAAGAAGTATTGAAAGGAAAGTTTGAAATCGATCCAAGCAAAATAGACGTTGCAGCGATTGAGAAAGCACCAGATGATATTAACGCTGTATTTGATCCGGGCGTTGTAAAAAAAGAAAATCGTCAATCAAAAGCAACACGTAAATTAACAGAATCGCATCGCATATTAACAGAAGGTCTTGCAGTAACTGCCATTATATCAGCACCTACAATACTTAAACTGATTGCATATCTAATCGATTGGATTTCAAGTGCATTCACTGGCAGCAAAGAAACCCGCGGCGTTACACGAGTTATCAGCCGTATCAGCCAAATTGCTAAAAACACTGGCGGTGTACCTAGTAAAAAAGAATTGGCATCGACTATAGGCAAACCAATACAATGGAAAAAAGGTGTTGTAGCAGGTGTTACATTTGAAGATGATGTTAAATATATTGATGCGGCATATAAACGCATTGGCGAATTTGTCGCAAAAGATAATAAAGCTACTTTAGCTAAAGCTGAAAAAGGGCCAAATTGGATGAAACGTACATTTTTAAGTCAGACTAAAGATGATACAATGAAGGATTATCACGAATTACGTTTTGATCCTGCCGGCGAGACTCGCCAACCTAAGACCGGGCGTTATGGTGATCACATGCTTCATATAATAAAAGATGCATCATTTGATACTAAAGCTGGAAAATGGCTATTCAATTTATCTCATAAACTGCATGATTTATTTATAGCACCGCTTCGATTGATAATTGCCGGCGTCATGATAACCGGTGGTAATGTAGCCATTGCCGGATCGAATGCAATAAAAATTGGATCAGGAGATGAAAAACTTTCAGCATTTTATTCACCGGCTCGAGCATGGAAAGATTCTAAAAAAATTGCAAATGTCATATATGCAGTGATAATGACATTCGTTGCAATTGAGTCTGGTGTACATGCATATGAAGAATTAGGAAAAGGCGTTGCATCAACCATGGAAAAAGTACCTGAGCTTTATGTAATCGCAGCTGATAGTGCAAAAACTGGAGATATGACGGTAGCAACTGTCGAAGCAGCAATTGAAGCAGCAACTAGCGCTGGTGAGATTGTGGGAGATGTATAAGACATGAATAATAGAGCAGTATACATATTAATTGCAATAGTTATTGTATTATCAATACTAACTGGATATTTACTGTTTTCACGGAATACAATCGTTGCACCTAATACTCAATATCAGAATACAATCGATAGTTTAGATAATGAGATTAACAGATATCGTCGACATCAGTTATATCTGGACAGCGTTATCATCAGTTATCGCAATGATATAACTGATCTAGATCGTAAAATCGATTCAACAAAAAATGTAATAGTTACACAAAGGAAAGATTATGAAAACCGCATACGTCGCGCTGGTCGCTATTCTGCTACTGAACTTGACACTTTTTTCACAAACAGGTACAGTAAATAAAGAACCTGTAGTTTGTATGCCAATGGCTACAGCACAAAAAGTCGCGCAAGATTTATTACGATATGATTCAGTTCGTATCGAATTGAACAATATGTATAAGATTATCGAGTTCAAAGATTCGCAACTGAAAAAATTAGATGCTATTAGTATCGTGCAAAATGAAAAAATTGATTCGTTAAACGCTGAAATCAAACTTCAT